TACCAGCGTCAGGTCCTAACGCCTGTCCAAATTTTGGCAATCTTGGGTTTTGTACTTCTACGTTAGCCATAATATTCTTCTCCATTTAAATTTATATTTACTGACGGTAATATTAAACACTTATGTTTATTTTTTTTCATCTGTCTCATTTGTAATACTCTATGTATATTTCCATTGTTCCAGCCGTTGAATTCGTAGTTCCATTTCCTGTTCCCGCATTACATATATAAAGATATTGGTCAGAGCCTCCGTTCCTAACCGTATCTTTACATATCCATATTTCACCAGACTGTTTTAAATCTATATCAGAAGCACTAGCACTATCTGTACTATCAGTATTAGCAACTCCAGCTCCAAGCAACTCAGTCCCTGATGATATACTAGAGTCAGCAGATGTTCCTGATGTTGCTGACATCTGAAGGTTAACAGCATGGGTTGTTAAATTACTAACAGTTGAGACCTTAGCTACAACCTTTGTAATGATAGCGTTAGCTGGAATCTTTGTATTTGTTATTTCCGTAATGACTGTATTGTCACTACTATCGGCATAGCGTATATTAATTGGTGTATTAATCATGTGTTTAATGTAACCAATCTTCATATTGGGAGCTCTTGTAGCAGAAACGAGCCTTAAATCCCTACTTGGTGTTGCTTGAAGCTCTACAACCTTCACATCGCCACCACTATAATTACTATCAACAACATTGTTAAGTGAATCAGAATCTATCCACTTAATTACACCATCTACAAACTCATATGGTGTATAAAATTTTGGATATGCATCACTAGATCCTCCTATATGGAAATATCTTCCAGTCGCTCCACCTTTTGTTGCATCTCCATGAACTGTTGGCTCTAAGTCTAATCCACTTAATACGAAATTCCTTGAGCCAAAATATAAATATATTTTAAAGTCACCACCACGAAGAAGCTCATCATTTCCACCCATATCAGCACTTCCAGAAACAGTATCGGGCAATTCTATACCCGCTATATAATTTTCATACCACTCATTACCCCTGTCAATGAAGATAGATGTTCCTATATCTCCTCCCTTACTACCATCTAAATAAAGGGTCGTTCCATAAAATTGCAAAGTAACATTTGTCCCATTGGCTGTAGCGTTAACAGTCGAACCAGGTGTATCCTTTATTCCTAACCCGCTAATAGTTCCGAGCTGAAAAGATGACGTACTAAGAAACCGTTTTACAACTGCATACTCTGGTATCCCTGTGCCCCTAACTATCATACCTGTTCGTATTTTCCCATTTAAAATATTCGTAGTATCACAGCCTACAGTAGAACTTCCACTTGTGGTGTCGCAAGTTGAATCGGACACATAATCCATATATTTTAATTGTTTTTCAGCCGTTGTATTTCCTTTACCTACATCTATTATAGTTTTTCTACTAAGAGCGGAGTGGAGCTCTCCTCTTGTTCTAACCCTTGAATGTCTTGAAGCGTCTAAAGCAGTAACAGCTTGACCTTGGTCTATCCTATTCATATCAGAAACTTTAGCTGTATTAGAAGATTGATACCCTCCGTCAAATGATGTTAGTACCTTACCTTTAGTATCGTCAAAATAACTTAATACATCACCTTCTTTAGCTTCGGTCTTTGGAATGTCTGGAGCTCTATTTTTACTGGGAGTATCAAATGATTTGACCTGTTGTGATTTTTGAACAGAGGCTCCTCTTCCATATCTTCTATTCAACTTTGATGTATCTATTTTAATAAAGCCCATTATGTTGCAGATACCCTTCCATAAAGCTCTCTATATTCAATAGATATATCATTAATATCTATTTTACTAGAAGTACTGGTTGGTCCATTAAATTTTAATGTCATACTTTGACATTCTATAGGCGTTGTAAATGTAAATTTATGTATCTCCCAAGAAGTTGCCTGATCTAGTGTGTTGTTTGATATTGCCGTAGAACCATCACCGTCATATGTTACAAAGCTAGTTCCACCATTTGTGGAGTAACTTAAAAAATTAGATATACCGCCACTGTCAGAATGTTTATAGGTTATGTATATATTGTACACTTTCTTTTTCTTCCCAGGCGAACCAAAGTCAATATCTTTAGTAGAAAAAACAAAAGCATCAGAAGTTTGACTATCTGACTGCCAGCTTCTAATCGTTACAGTGTCGGAAGCTTCAGATCCATATATCAAATCACCATTCCAGTCGTAATCAAAATTTGTAGCCAAGGCTCCGCTTGTTAACCTGTTCTTGCCGTACCAGAACGATTGGGTCTCCATATCGTAAACGATGACATCTGCACCATTGCCACCGAATGTAGTATTACTTGTGGTGCTACTACAGTCAATGTTTATAATTATTTCTTTATCTTTTTGAGAGTATCCAACAATAGAATTAGCAGTTATTAATTTACCCCATGCGTTAAAACTATAATCGTCAGTCCCATAACCATTTAAAATTTTACCTTCAGATAATTCAGCTATACCTCCACCCTCTTGATATATAAAAAGACCATTGGGGTTTGCCCAAGTAAGACCAAAATCTGTTTTAAATACAGCCGCTGGATGTAAAATACCCATTCCTTTATGTGTTGCCTCAAGATACCACCCCGAAGGGCTTGGATTAGATATGTTTATTATATATAATGTATCTGCTTTATAAGCAAATAGCCTATCACCCACAGTTTCCAGTTTAAGATAGGGTTCCGCATCCCCCTTAACAACATCTATAAAATTACTAGATGGGAAAACATCTGGTTTATTTACAGGTGAATACATAATTCTATCCGCCTCCTGAACTTGCTCTCCGTCAACTCCAGTCATTTTTACATTTGCCACAAACATTCTACGATTGGCAAATATTGCTGTCTTATAACCATCTCCAGCGTTCCCTATAATTAATGGTCCATCACTACTTCTATATCCGTTTAATGTTGCGTATGTGTCAATAGGAGGGTCGGGTATAACAATTGTGGAAAAGGCTGTTTTGCCGCTACCACTATCGGTAGTGTCCCAGCTGTTAAAATTATCCCCTAACTTTGCACGAACTCCATATGCGTGATTGTCTGATGAAGATCCAGTTATATCTACATCAACTAATAAATTCCATTCCCCTTGGACTGACGTTGCTTCACCATCACTAGTTAATGAGCTTGAATATTTCCAATATATTCTTGCCCCTGTTAACCTAGCGTCATAAGCTGTAGCTCCTCCAGTATTTGAGGCGTAAACGGTAACCTTTAAAGCCCTATCTTCAGAAACATTAGACGAATCGAGTCCAGTGGTACATAGACTAACAGCCGATTCTTGATTTCCGTCATAGACAAACGATATACCAAATATATAGTCTGCTGTTTGCCATGTTCCTGTAATCCCTGACTCCGTCGATATTGCAAAATTAAATTGACCGTTATCATAAGTAGCGCTTCCCACTAAGGCATTTTGATCGTCGTTTGCCGTTGGTGCTGGTAAATTATTTGAGCCTGCATAAAAACCAGACCTGTCTGCACCTAACTGACTTCGCTTTATATACATATAATATTTAATTGTACTAGCGTTAGATAGGTTACTATCTGCTACCCTTATCCCATTATTTATTGCAGTTAGTATTGGCTGGCAATCATCCTGATCGCTACTAACATCTACGCTAACGGTTGCCCAAGAATTGTTCGTATAATCCCAGAGGTTTAATTCACCGCTTTCGTCAACTACAGCAAGATAATGTTCACCTATATTTGTTCCACTTTCATTGTAGTCTAGCTCGAAATGCTTGAAACCATATCCTGCACTATTAGCAATATCAGTAGAGGCAAGTGTATTAATTGACTTTGATACAGCGGAATTATTTACCTGACGAGGCGTACCACTCCCATTACCCATGGTACGGATAGCACCAACCCGATCACCCATAGCATCCTGTGAGTAACCGAGTTGGTTATCCTGTATATCTCTAGGGTTAAACTGTGAGTTTATCCCGCCAGAAAAATCCCTTAATACCGCAATACCTTTAGGCATTACTTGGGATTCAATGCCTTCTTCAATTCAGCCACAATCTTATCATCAGCTTCAGTTTCAGTCATATCTGCTACGATGTCGAGAATAAATAGAAGTGTATCAGTTACTCCAACCTTCCGAAGCACTTGCGCAATAGTCTTCTTAACTATTTTATTTGCCCAAGCGTTTAATTTAACCTTAGCCATATTATCCTCCGTTCTTAGCCTTACCAAAGTTAGCGCCTAAGAAATTGACCATATCTAAGATCATCTGAACAATTCTATCGTCGCTTTTGTTTGGTGTCATAGACGCTATAACTGCAAATCCACCTACAATTCCACCTACGGCAGAAAGTATTTGCATATAGTTTTCCATGACATAACTAACCATTTCGCTCATATTAGCTCCTTTGCTTGTTTGAGTTCATTCGACCAATACTGTCTCCCATATCCATTTCAGAGAAACCAATCTGGTCTTTTCGTATTGCAGTGGCCCATGCTCCACCTTCCCTAACAATAGCGTTAGGTGCAGTAACAACTCTATGAAGTTTGCCACCCTTACAAGATGAGCACTTACTACCAACAAGTGGATCTTCTGAAGATACCATCATCATATTAGAATAAGAATCCTCTAGCTCACCACATTTTTTGCATTTATATTGATATAAAGGCATTATTTCTCCTGCAATTCTTTTTTAATTTTTATTATTATATATACTAATGTCGCTAAAGAAACGAGCATTTGCAATATCATTGGCAGATTTATCCACCATACTCCGACGCCTACGACGCCATTACCTATAGTTTTCAACGAATCAATCACTCCTACTGTCTTCCATTTATTCGACCTTTCAGAAATGCTAAATCGTCTGTAACGTCATTGAGCTCACGAACAATATCTTCTCTATGCCTTTGTGATATATCATCGCTTTTGTTCCACCTTTCAATCAGTTTAATAGTGATGCTTTCCACATTTTCGATAGTTGATTCCATCTTAGCAATAGACTGTCGTATTCCATCTAGGTCTTCATTCTGTGATTTCTGACTCTTCATTAGATTCATAATCATCAAAACAAATAAGGCTACAATTATCCCTATTGCCCCGACCTCTAAATATGTGTTCATAATCTCTGACATTTACTATCTCTTCAATCCAATCTTTTGCAACAAGCCCTTTTGTTCTTGAACTGTTGCCTCCAGCTCCTTTATATGCTCCTGTTCCATTCCCTCAACTGATGCAGTCAGCACAGTAACCTTATCTTGTAAATCTTTTATTCTTCTATCCTGCTCTGCGAATTCATTTTTTATTTGGAAAAAACTGCTTACCGCCAACCCAACAGCCACCATAGCCTTGATTAAAAATGCAATGCTAATATGAATTTGTGCATCTTCGCTAATCCCTTTTGCCATCTCTTAACCTTATTATTTCATCTTCAATTCTCTGAAGCTTTTCGTCCTGTCTGACATCCGATGGGATGGGCAAATTTTGCATCGCCTTCATCTCTTTTATAGACTGCTCATTCCCAGCTGCTTGATGTTCTACAAATTGAATCCTAGTGTTTAATTGTCCATATCCCCACACCATCGCAGAAATAAATCCCACAGCTTGTATTAACATAGGTAAACTAATGTTTAAACTTGACTGCTCTCCTATTGGTTTACTCATCTGCGCCATTCCATGCTTTATACATATAATAAAAAGAGCCTATAGTAATCGCTCCTAATATAATATCACTGATGTCCATTATTGATCCTTTGAGCGTTAATGTAATATAGTGAATCATATTTGCTTAATTCCATCATTAGACTATCCACCTCAAATAAAACTCTCGACATATCCTCATTGATCTCTTCTCTAGACTTTCCAATATAAAATTCTTCACATGCAGAAACCCCTAATAAAACTAGGAATAAAGCAAACAACATTCCCTTTAAAAAAGAAGGCACAATTGTTATCTTAAGATTCTCCATTATTTTAAAGTATCCTTTTTAGAGCCATATCTTTTATACAAGCCATCTATAAAGCTTTCTTTCATCACCTGCAAAATGGAATCTTGCTCTGCTTGTTCTAGGGCTGCTAT